TGATATGAAGGTTTGTAGACATTTTGCTGCCGGCAAATGCAAACGTACTGATTGCTTGTTTAAGCATACCACGCAGGATTTTTCACAATTGGGTATGAATAATGAGAAACCCGTGTATGTGTTGGGTCAGTGTGAGTATGCTCCGACTAGTGAACCAGATGATTTGCAGCGTCGTTTTGATGATTTAGAACGCCGGTATGTTGAATTAAAACGTACAGTTGCCTCTTTAATGAAGGATGTTGAACTCGAGAAAAAAGAGGCTTTGCGTTGGAAAGAATTGTATGCATCAGTCAATAACCCGTTTACATTTGATATAAAGCCTGAACCTATAGATTTTACCAAGGTCGCCAGTGCTCCAGTGGAGACTTCATTACAGAGAATTGCCCGACTGTCTGAGTCAAAAAACGTGCAGAGCCCAGGAAGCGAAAGTCTTCCTGGGACTGTGCCACCTATAAAATTAGGAAATCTCGAATCGATGAACTTTAATTACATAGATAAGTTACCTGAAGAGTTTGTTCCATCTATGTATAAAGTTTTTGATAATTATATAGTTGTCGAGACGAAGTTTTTGGAGTCAGTCGAGGCGAAGTGTGAAGGTGATTTGCGTGCCCCTAATAAGCGGGCCGCTAAGATAGAGGAGCAAGATCCGTTGTTAATTAGGATGAGATTGACGACCAAACTTAAAATCAAGCCCTTTGGTTTATTTGATTGGGTTTATAGTGAGCAAAAGCACGATATGGTTGTTTCGTATGCCATTATAGCCAATATATTGCAGTCACCTGTTTCTAATGTGACCGCTACGGATTGGGAAGCATATTTGAGTATCATGGCCACACATAGATTGAGTTCTTGTGTTAATATATCTAAAATTTATGATACGATGGTTGAGCAGTGTTCTCGTATTATAGCGTATCATAAATTTCGAGCTGATAAATTAAAAACCAAAGAATTAGCTATGCCGTTCCAGCCTTTAAACGTGGTCGGGCCTGCTGGGTTAAGTACGGTTATAATGTCAGCGAAACCCAGCTGGAAAAGCCGGATTTTAAAGGCATTTGGTTCGATAGTGATAGGGTATATGATACTAAGAGATCCCCGGTCCGCTTCTCATTGGGCTGTGAGTTTAAGGGCGCTGCTAATCCGCAACCTGATATGTGGTCTAGAGAGAATCAGTTTGCCGCGTTTTCAGCAAGGGTTGGTAGTAATGAGGGGAATATTAATATTGATGATGATGTTTTATACCGCTTTTCTGAGTTTGTCTCATCGTGGATCAAGGTCCATGTTGAGCCAATTTCAGTAAATGAGGATGCGTCCTTCGAGAGTTGGCTCGAAGGTACGCTATATTCGCGCAAAAAGAAAATCCAACTTGCAAAACTGCGTAAGTTGTACGACGATGGGCTTCGCAGTTTTGATTATCGTACTACCGTTGTCAAGTGTTTCATAAAGAATGAGAGTTATCCTAAGTATAAGTATCCACGAGCTATTTTAGCTAGATCTGACGAGTTTAAAGTTCTTGTCGGTCCCGTGTTTAAATTGATAGAGAATCACATTTTTAGTTTGAAGACGGATTATAGTTCGTCTTATTTCATTAAGAAGGTTCCTGTCCCTAATCGGGCTAGAGCAATTTTAGATGTGATTGGTACCTCAGTTGGTCATAAT